CTCTTTTCGGCGTCAATTCCACAATTAATAATTCACGAAGAAAAGCATCTACCACTAAATTTCAGCCTGATCATGTTGTTACATATCATGAGGCTGTCTTTAGTAAGATGCCAGATTATCTTCTTCCGCTGTTTGGAAAACGTAGTGCCTTTATTGAATATCGTAAAAAACAAAACGAACAATTCCGGTATCCATCGATTTTAGTTAAAGCATTTGCTGATTTTATTAAAAACAAGTATGAAATAGCTGGCGGCTATTGGCGCTTAAATTCTGGTAAAAAAACTCACTCTAAAATAAAGTACTCGAAAGACCTATGGGGTGATGGAGATAAAAGTAGAGAATCCTATATCTATGGTCACAAAATCGATTCTTTTATAGAATTGGCAGAATATCTAAAAGAATCTGAATGGGCTCAATATTTAAGATTTATTAAAAATGGCTATTATGAAACAGTAGATACAGTTGAGTTTGGTGATTTTTATTTTTATGATTTAGAGGTCGAAAAAGATCATTCATATGCCTCTAATGGTTTTGTCAGTCATAATACTCTAGCTGTAGCTATTGCAGAATTTATCCTATTATTCCATGACCAACGAGATGTGGCACATGTAGGTGCTATTTTAAGTCAAGCAAAACGATGTTACCAATATCAGCAAGGTTTCATGCTTAATGAACGTGTAAAGCCTATCTTAGATCAAACTATTGATGGCTTTAAGGTTATGGAAAAAACAACACAAGAAAAGAGTTCCTTTAATCTTAGGGATCGCAAAAATGGCGATCTTATTAAGGTTGATTTAGAGGTTCTGCCTTGTACTCTTAAGTCAGTAAACGGTTTTCATGGTTCTTTTGTATCTGTAGATGAAATTGATACAGTGCAAGGAGAAGGAATTAGAGCATTTCAAGATATTTCTGGTATGCTTGACTCTAAAAGAGGTAGAAAATCTCTTCGCGTTGGTATTTCTACTAGAAAAACTCGCTATGGATTGATGAATCAGCAAATTGAAGATGCTGAAAAACAAGGAAGAACAGTTAAAAAATGGACTGTATTGGAGTTTAGCGAAAGATGCCCTGATAGTAGATCTGGTACCAATAAGACTGTAGGCTACTATATTCAAGATACGATGGAAGTAATAGATCAAGAGACATGGGAAAAGAAGGATAGTAAAAAACAAGAAGAATATGTTAGACATGAATTTGCCGGATCAGGCTGTCTCTCGTGTCCTATGGCAGCACTATGTCTATCTGATGCTAAGAGACAACACTCCAAATCACCGATGTTGAAGCCAATATCAGATGCAATTAAGAAAACAAGAGAGAATGGTCCAGATTGGGCTATTTCTCAATTATTTAATCTAAAACCTTCCGTAGAAGGAATTGTCTATAAGGAATTCAATGACAAAGATCATGTGAAAAACTGGAATCAAATGTGGCGTATTCTCACTGACCAAGAATATCCAGGCGAATGTACTCATGACATCTTTGTTAAAAAGTGTTTTAGTGCCGATACTGAGGTTTTAACTGATAAAGGGTTCATCAAGTTCCCGGAACTACAATCGCATCATCTTATCGCATCATTAGATGACGGTGGTAATTTGATATATGAGAAACCGCTAGATTATATAAAGAAATTCTATGATGGAAAGATGATTAATTTATATAATAAGATCGGTGGACATGGTAAGCAGTTAGATCTATTACTTACGCCAGATCATCAACAAGTTTACGTTAGACGCAATGACTTAAAAAATGGTAAAATTAAGTTACATAAAAAACCACTCTCTGAATTGCCAAGCGGAGACTACATAATTCCAGCTACATCATTGGCCGATAATTTCGATCAGTCTGGGTATGAATCACCAATTAGTTTTATGACTAATGAACAATTTTATGCCTTTTTGGGACTTTGGTTGGCAGAAGGCAGTATGTCATCTGAACGAGCTAACACATTATATAAACATAATGATGTAAGTGTTTCACAATATAAAGAAGGATATTGGCAAAAGGTTGAGCAATTGATGCAATCTATAGCATGGCCTTCTAAACTAAGAAAAAAGATAGATACGCGTCAAATGAATGGTGGAAGTTGGCATACATATAACAAGGAGTTATACGATTATCTCCGTCCCTATAAATTTGCAGAAAATAAAGCCATTCCCAGAGAAATCATAGAGAATGCCAGTAAACATCAGTTGCAGATTTTACTAGATTGGGCAATGCTTGGAGATGGTAGCAACTATGATAATGACAACAAGCAGCAGCCATGTTATGGTACTTCATCTCTGCAATTAGCTAACGATATTCAAGAGATTGCGTTTAAGTTGGGTTATAGAACTAACTTAACTACTAAGTATACTAGACCAGATATTTCAAAAAATGGAAATCAACTTCTTCCTATGTATAGAGTCCAACTCCATTCTAAGGCAAGAAACAACACATTGAGAAAAGGCTGGCATATTAAATCACCTACTCACAAGAGTGAGTTTGGAGAAACATCTAAGCACTTTGAAGATATTGAGGGCTATAAAGATAACGTATATTGTGTTACCATGCCATCTGGGCGACTCTTTGTGAGAAGAAATGGAGTAATAGCTTTAAGTGGCAATTGTCACTCTATGAAATTATCATGCTATGCCGGTATCGACTGGGGTTGGTCAAACCCTAGTACAGTGGTGTATTTTTTTGTTGATAAAAGAGAAAATATATTTGTAGTGAGATGCGAAGGTAGGACCTATACAAGTAACCCGGTCTGGTGTCAAACTATTAAGAATAAATGGCATAATATGTATAGATGTCAACTCTATTTCCCAGACTTAGCAAACCCAGGCGATGCTCAAACAATGAAAACAGAAGGTCTACCCTGCCCTGAACAAGTTGAGAAAAATACAGATAGTGGAGTTCAAGTAGTTAAAAAGTGGCTTAGAAGTCTAGCATCACCTCTTCCAAAACTATATTTCGTGCAAGAAACTTGCGCCCCAATAATTAAAGAATTTGGTCTTTATCATTATAAAACAGATGCTTCAGGCAAAATTACTGATGATGTAGAGAAAGAAGACGATCACTGGTTAGATGCTTTAAGATATGCAATGTATGAGCTATTTGGTAAAACAAAAGCCGTTATCGCTGACGATGAGTATGATTCATCTACTACTTTAGTAGATAGATTAGGCAATTTCTCAAGAATGCCGACGCCCCAAGAATTTGCAGCTTCTAAAAATGTAAAGATTAACCCTGAAATAACTAAAGAAAATAGTAATTTAGGTAAAATCGGCAAAAAAAGTGAATTAGATCAAGATGATATGGATGATAATAATATGGGAGGCGATGGAAACTTCCTTTGGTCTTTTTAGTTAATTGTCAAAAAAACAATATATTTAATTATAGTATAATGTTATAAAATATATTAAGAGGCATGCATGAGCTGGTTTGATGATTTAACTAAAGGTCTTAGAGATTCACTAACTAAGGACATCGAATCCCTATCCAAGGGCGATGGGGATAATGTCCCAGACAAGCCTCAACAATTACCACAGAACTCCGAAGCGATCGGATCCAAGGCAATTTTATTCGATCCGTTTTTTGATCAAGTGCATCAACACTTTATTTTTAAGAATAAATTGTCTAGACTTGCACCAAGAACTTTAAAAGAAATCTCTATAAGAGATTGGGTTGTTTCTGCAACTATACAAGCACGATGCGATACCATGCTTAGATTCGCACGCCCTCAACGCCGCCCATTTGATATGGGATATAAGATTCAAAAGAAAAAAACAGGAACTTCAGCGGATGATTTGACCTCCGAAGATCGTCAAATTATTTCTGATTTGGAAGATTTTATTTATCACTGTGGACGTAAAGATAAAGTGCCCCCCGGCGAAGAGATGAACTTTGGTGAATTTTTAAAACTGTGTACACGCGATGCTCTAACCTTTGGGCATATCGCTTCAGAGAAAATCCTTACAAGAAAAGGATCTCTACATAGATTTAGACCTGTGCCATCAGAATCTATGTTCTTAATTAATGCTAAGACAAATAAAGATATTATTGAAAAAGAAATTGCTAATGCTCGTACAACTTATAAAATGAAGCAGTCTTCTTTTGCGGGAAATAATCCCGAATCTGAGCACGAGTTTAATGCGCCTAATATAGAGTACTACAAATATGTTCAAATGTCTCAAGACAATAGGGTCTTAGCTGCATTTGGCGATGAAGATATGGTGTGGAAACTCTTCAATCCTCAAAATTTTGCCGATTCTATGGGATATTGCTATTCTCCACTAGAATTATCCATTATTAATGTAACAAACCATCTAAATGTTGAAAATTATAATGCAAACTTTTTTACGCATGGTTATGCTGCAAGAGGTATTTTGCATCTAAAAGGTACAGTGACACAAGCTCAATTATCTGCATTTCGTAGACAATTTTATGCTTCTATCACTGGTACACAACATGCATGGCGCACACCGATTGTATCTGGTATGGAAGACGTACAGTGGGTGCCTATGTCTGGAAGCGCAAAAGAAATGGAGTACTTAAATTACAATAACCATATTATTAGAGCTATCTGTACTCAATTTCAAATTGATCCAGTAGAAATTGGATTAGACTATCTAATTTCTGGTACTGGTCGTTCTGCTATGCAGCAAGCTAATAATGAATATAAAATCAATTATTCGCGTGAAAGAGGTCTTATTCCAATTTTAATGATGTTTGAAGACATGATTAATACCTCCATGCTTCCAGCAATTGATAAAGAATTAGCTAAGATATATGAGTTTAAGTTTACCGGAATCGACGACGAGTCACCGCAAACTAACGTTGCTTTACAGCAAGCTCAAATGACTGTATTTGCTTCAATGAATGATCTCTTAAGGGGCGAAGGCAAAGAACCAATTAGACACCCAGCCGCTGATCTGCCGATGAATAATTCTTTCTGGCAATTGGTTGAAAAAAATATGACTAGAGGTGAAATTAGAGCATCATTTTTTGGTGATAAAGCTGCTGCCTCTAAACGCGAATTAGCTTACATCCCATCCGATCCAGCATTTTTAGGTTGGCAACAGTTGCTGCTAACAATTGATCGTTCGCGTAAGCAAGATGAGATGGCTAAGCAGCAAATGGCTCAACAACAACAGCAAACTCAGCATGAACAAGAATTAGCAACAGCGCAACACTCTCGTGAGCAAGAAGCACATGATGTGCAGATGGAAGATATGAAGAATCGACAGGCACATGCAGCTGTAGGAGGCGCATCTTTAAAAGATACGGCTAAAGAATATGGAGCTGGATCGAAACCTTTAAATATTGAAGGTCAACCGGTCGCAAATCCAATTAATAAAGATGAACAATAAGACTTTATATTAAAAAATATTTGTATAAATATCTATATATAGATTTTTATATTAAATATAATTACAGTTGATTTAAGCCTCAAATAACTTGAGTGAAGGAAATAGACTATGAGTTGGCTAATACTCGAAGGACTTGATCGTTCAGGTAAAAGTTCTGTAGCTGAGTTATATAGGCAACAGGGATATGAAGTTGTTCATATGACCGCTCCAAGTAAAAACTACACTGAGAATAATTATAGTGGACCTTCGTATCTAGACGATTTAATCGATCTCATAATGCAATATGATGGTAAAGACGTTGTTTGGGATAGAAGCTGGTATGGCGAACTTATTTGGCCACATGTTTACGGCCGTTCTCCTCTACTCTCAGAAGAGGATCTAGAAATCATAAAAGAATTTGAAGATAGAAATAACTGTGTGCGTATTTTTATGCACGATCAGAATTTGGCAGCTCATTGGGCTAGATGTGTAGAAAACAAAGAACCTCTAAATAACTCCCAATTTAGATTGGCTAATAATTTATATTTAAAAATGACTTCAAAATACGAGTTTCAAATGAAACAATACGGTGATTTTAATGGTATCGATACCCTATCTAAGACAAAAAGCCCTGAAACGAGTAACACTACTACTACTGAAGTTTCAAAGACACCAACCGTCTCTAATAGAGAAGATAAAATTCATATGGTTTCTGATATTTCTTCGGTTAACCACGAAATGGAAATCTCCGGCCTCGATAAACTCGAAAAAGCAAATGCAATCTCAGCAGTTCTTAGCAAACGTATTGTTAAACAACGAGGAGATGCGTTCGACGCAATCGAGCGAGAAATTACCAACTTCCTTAAAGAGCGATTGGGAGAATTACTAGGTAATAGTAAAAAGACGGCAGATCAGTTTTCGGAAACAGAGATGCAAGTATTAAAGTTACTATGTCAAAGATTTATGGATAAAGAGTCACAAGAAAAACAAAAACCAATGAGGAGATCATAATATGACATTAAAAGGTAATAAAAGTAAAGGTCAGCGTGCTCTAGAAACTGAAAAAACAGTTCAACAGTTACAAATGGCTACACGAGTAAGCCAGATGTTGCTACAACAGGTTGGCAATTCTGTGCAAACAATCAATGGAGACTTGAACAATCTTGTTGGTCGTCAACGCGATCTTCAGTATCGCACGCTTGCAATTCAATCACTTCTAAATCTAGATATTGATGCTATTAATCGTAAATCTGAAGAACTCCAAATTAAAGATTTTGAAGAGGCTGCTCTTAAAGAAGATGTTACTGAGGGCTGTACTACAACTGATGTTGTAGAAGAAGATAGTGTTGTTGTCTTGACAACAACAGTAAATGAAGATAAGGGAATTCTACGCACCCGTCTTAAAGTCGCAGACATCGGTTTCCCTCAGTTAAAACAAGATCTTCTCGGAAAAAAGAAGAATGATGTATTAACTACTGAAATTAATGGTGAAAATCATGTAATTACAGTTTTAGATGTTAAGAAAATGCCTAAAAAAGAAACAACTGAACAACAATAGGCAGCTAAATTCTAGTTTAATAAACCCAATCTAATGATTAAAGTCATATAGGTTGGGTTTTTTCATATACTAAAAGTTGGTATAAATATATAGTTACCTCTGCATTTAATATAGGTTAAAATGTCACAAGATAAACCTAAAAAAATGGATCCAAGATGCCCGAGAAAGCTAGATCAATTGCCATGCGATTGGTGTCCTCTTGCTGTCCAACGCCTTAAAGCTCTTCGCCATACCGATAAAGAACTATCGGAAGAAGAGGAAGATAAACTTGGCGGCTGCAAGTACGCTGTAAATCATCAAATGGCTAATTATTGTTTTTTTAAATTGATAGAAGATTATTCTGCCGACAATAAGGGCTTTTCTGACATGGAGATAGCCCATTTCCTCAATCTTCCCATAGATACAATCAAGAAAATAGAGAAAAAAGCTATTCATAAACTTCAAGAATCTAAGTCATTTAAAGAAATCATCAATACTCATAATGGCGATAGAATTCTAGAAGATTCGCAGGATTAGAGAGTATGGGCATTTCTATACCGCACTCACTCCATATACGTATTCCACGATTAGCGATCTACTTATTAGTTAAATATTTAGCCTTTAAGCTGAATTTAGATAACTATATTATTGGTGGATCATATAGAAGAAAAAAGTGGACCTCTAATGACATAGATATAGTGCTGCCAGAACATTACATGAACGATATGCCTTCAAAAATGAAGACCATGAAATGGCATCGAAATATCCTTAGGAAGGATAGTGCTATCCTAAGCCATCAATATATAAGGATATTTAAGTTTTTTGGTATTAAAAAAGCAATTGTCATAGATATGATGCCATATACGCCAGAAAACTATGGCAATATACTAGTTTTTGCTACAGGATCAACCGTTCATAATGTTAGAATTAGAGAGAGTTTAGTAAAAAGGGGTTTTTCTTGGCAAAATCCTAGATATATTCTAAACATAGAAACTGGTGAAAAATTGTGTTTTAGAAGTGAAGAAGATTTTTTTAAATTCACCAAATTTCCTTATAAAAAACCAGGGGATAGATAATGGAAAAATTAATCAAAAGTAAATTAGGTCAGTGGGCATTAATTAATACTGATAAACTCAAAAAAGCGTGGGTTAAAGACGAAGAAGACTCTACCCCTGCGCAAAAAATGCGTGAAGCATACCCTACTCTAGCTCACGGCCTCTTAGGTCCTAAGGGAGATCTAGAGCAAAAAAAGGCAAGAGAGAAAAATAAACCACTAGTTGAATCTATGTTCAACGATTTACACGATGCACAAAAAGCAAAATCTATTAGGGGAGCTCAGCATCATTTAGATAGAATCAAGAATTTCATAAATGATCAAAAAGAAGGTCATGTAGATTTAGGCCATCTTTCTCAACAATCTGCAAAAAGTTCAACAAGAAAATACGAAACTAATGATAATGGGGATGCTATCCCAAGATTTTCACATCACGACTTATTGGGTGCTTTTGATAAGCATATTGGTAAATCAAAGAACTTAAAAGAACTACATGACGACCATGGAATGGATGCAGTAACAGGGATCGCTAGGGCTCACGGCGTTGGATCTCATATGTATGACACATCACCATCTGGTCGACCAGGTACAGCATTTTCAAATGCTAATGCACATTTTGATAATTTGAATAATAAACCAGAACTTTTAGGTGATTTACAAGCATTTAATGATGGCGGGTATGGTCAACATAAAACACTAGA